CTGGACAAGGATTTCTTGTCCGTTGTCAAGGTTGCATCGCCCTACTTCGTAGATGAAGACTTTGGGCTCGGTCATAATTTAACTCCTATCGTCGGTAGAACGACCATAGAGGATCAGTGTGCGCTATTGGGGGATTTCGACGAACACTCTCTGAAAGGCTTGTTTTACAAGGACTGGAGAGTCTGCCATTGCAGGCGAGATCTCTACATGAAGCCAGTCTCCGCCCGGTGCGCCGTGAATTGTTGGCTTGGAGTATTTGCTCCACGCTTGTCGAGTGCACTGCCATCCGCGTCCGTAGGGCTTAAGCAGGTAGTCAAGAATGCACTCAAGTCCGAGAGCGTTGGCGTTTGCTGTAACGATGTTAAAAAAGTCCATCGTGCCCTTGCGATTAGCTGTCGGATGTTGCTCTGACTTGCGATATGAAAGATCTACGGCGCGCCCTGTGGCATGCACTGACAGATTTTCGGATCCGCGCATATTTCTTACGCCCCACGACCCATTGTTCCAGAAAGCGCCGTTGCCGTATTTGATCGCCTGTCGGATCCATTCATCAGTTCCTGCGCGCGGGCCAGCTGCGGCTCCGTCGGAGTTCCCTGTGTACGGTCTAGAGTTCGGGATCTTAGGATTTGCGGGAATCACGCTCATAATGTTGGCGGATCTTTCGGACGATCTTTAAGACCGTTGCCAGCGAGTAGACCAATTAAGCCGCCTGCAAGGGTCATCAGCATCGGTGACAAGACTCCCCATGCTTCGGCGTCATTAGGGCTTTGCTCGGTAGGTTGCACGACAAAAAGGAGTCCGAAGATAAGTGATGCGATTGCCATGACGAAGGATGCGGTCAGTCCGATTCCTACAATAAGGATTAATCGAGCTTTGATTTGTTCGTTGCTTAAGCGTTTGTCTGGGTTCATGGGCAACGCCTTTCAAGTATTCCGTCAGCTTTAGTGGTGTTGCAGTTTTCGCGGTAACGATCAGCACAAGCGGTCAGGACGAGCGCGAGCATAACACTAGCCAAGTAGTAGCGCGGCTTCATCGGCTGTAATTCCTAGCCTGTCGAGTAGCGCGGCTTTTGCTGCGGCTTTGTCGGCTACGGCTTTTAGATATGCGGTTTCCTCGTCTGCGTCGAGTTTCGCTAATTTAGTTTCGGCTGCGGTCATGTCGCGTACAACAGTTTCGCCTGTTTGCGCGTCGTGTTCTGTTTTTGTGGTCATGACAAAGAATATCCGTAGACATAGCAAGTGCCGGTCATTGTGTTAGCGCCGCTAATTGTAAAGCCGTCAAACGATGTCGTTTGGCGTTGCTGTAGTGAACCTAAAGCTAAAACTGTTGATGAGGCTGCGTTATATCCATTGGCTAAAAATGCGCTAGTTTTTGCTGCCTCAAAAGGATTTGTAATATCCATAATCCAAAATGACGCGCCATCGCTACCTAAGTAATCTGTCCAACTGGTAGCCGCGCTAGTTGTTGCAACACTTGCAGATGAGCCAGATGCAAGTAAACGCACACGGTCATAATTTGAGGTGCTGTTATCTGCACCGCCAACACGCAACCTAAAAGTCATGTTTTCATCTGCAACAGTAAAATCGTAGATAATTCTGTAGTTTTTGTATGTCGCGCTAAAACAGTTGTTAATGCTAAAACTTGTGCCTGATACGGCAGTGCTAGTGACAAACGCTAAACCGCTAGACGGTGCAACGGCAGGCCCGACAGTAGCCCAAGCCGAGCCATCGTAATACTGCACGACATTCGTAGATTCAAGGTAGCAAAGCTGACCTTCGGCAAGCACTTTTTCGCCTGCGCCACCAAAAGCAGCGTCGCGCGTGACGGTCGTAGCGAACACTGGCACGCCTGTTCCAGCACTGATATTCATATCGGCTGCGGTCAAGACTTCCGCTGCTACATAAAGCGGGACTGATGTTTGTGCGTTAGCTCCCATAGTGCTCCTATCCTAAGACATTTTCTGCGTCAAGTGTGCCATACACAATGTCATCCAAAATGAGCTCATAGACGATTGTGGTTGGCGAGGTGAAGTAGGTGACTGCGTGCCCAGCCGACAAAGTAAGCCTGTGCTCTAATCCTTCAATGGTCAGATCTTGAGCGAACTGGGTTGGGCCTGCCGAGGTTGTAATTGACTTTTGGATATTGATTAAGTCGCCGACATCGAGTAGCGCCAAAGTGTCTTGGTCTAGGGCAGGTGTGCCGGGGAACTCGGTGCCTAGAAAGTTAAAGCGCGCTTCGGGATCTGGGCTTATTAGGTATTCGGCAAGTGTCAAAGCTGCGGCGTCATTGTGCAGAAGTGAGTCCGTGATGGATTTAGTTTGGATTAAATACAAGGCTTGAGATGCAAGGTCTTCTGCAACCTCTGGCGATGATGCTCCAGCGTGTTCAACTGATGCACGATTGATCACTGTGTCCGCTTGGAAAGAGATGTCAATTGCGCTGTAACCGATGTCTGTGCCGTCGTCATGAAACTCGGCGACAGGGATCCCTAGCGTTGTTCCTAGACGCTTCTGGAAGGTCATTGTGCCTTCACGATCCACGAAGATTCGACCCTGTTCCGCTTCGTTGATTTTGTTGGCATATGCGGCAACGGAGACGCCGTTGGAGACCGTGTAGGCAGCTGATCCGCCAAGGGTCGCCACGCCTGTCTCAATGCTCCGTGTGCCTGTGTAAGCGACTTCTGGCAGATCTAGCAGGTCATTAAAGCGCGCGCTTGAGAGCTGCTCTGTGACATTCCATTCGGCGAGAAAGGTCTGTCCGAGCTGGTAGGAGAAGTCCGCGCAATTCACGGTCACTGTGTCGAGTCCGCCAAGTGTGAAGGTGTAGTCGTAATTGACGATATAGCCGACCCACAAAAGTTCTTTGACATTGAGTGAGCTGTACCTCGAGAAGCGGACTTCGCGGAGCGGTGCAAGCCCCGGCTGATTATTGTTTGGATCAAAGTACGGAGAAGTTGTATCAAAAGGGTTAAACACTCCGTCGGCGTAAGTGTCATTAAGTGTGAAGTTCATCGTGCCATAAGCGAACTGGTCGCCAGTGTTAGCGCGTCCGCGCTTTGCTGTTAGTGAGATCGCGCCGTCTAAGACGCTTGCAAATTGGGATGTACCGTCAAGCACATATTCGGTATTGTTTAGTTCGCCTTTTAGATTGTCGTCAAGTGTGAAAGCGTTCCAGTCGTAACCTGTATCTATTTCTAGGTCGTAGTTACCTGATCCAAGTACCGCTACGCCAGCCATTAGGCGACCTGTATGTTCGCAGGGCCATTCTGCCTATTAAATGCTCTGATCGCGTTTACGACAGCTGTGCCAATTTCCGCGCTTGAGCCAAGACCGCCTGTGATGTTGATCGTGTAGTTACCCATTCCAGAATTGCGTCCAGATAGTGGGATGACCGCTTCAGGGCCACGCTCACCGATCATTGCAAGCGTAGGCCCTGTCACGATTCCACCGTCCGCGAGCATAGGAATATTCGGGACGGAGAAGCCTTTGCCACCTAGCCCGGGTACCCAGTCAGGGAACTCGAAGGACAAAGATCCGATGGTGTTATTCCAGAGTTTTGCGATGCCGTTAAAGAGTGATTTGTAGATGTTGAATACGCCTGTGAAGTAGGTCGTGAGTCCGTTAAAGACTGCTTTACCGCCTGCGAGCATTGCATCAAATACGGTGTCTACGATTTTGCGGACGGTTTCAAACTTGAAGTAGAGCGCGGTCAGGATTGCGATAAACGCGACGATTGCCAAGATTACAAGTGTGACAGGGTTAGCAAATAGAAGCGCGTTGAACACTGCGACGACGCCGTTCACAATCATTTGTGCGGCTGCATAAACTTTCATAGCGGCATTGAGAGCCAAGATTGTCACTGCAATTCCACCGATTGCGCCAGCGACAATGAGGAAGACTTTGGTGTTCTCTTGTGCCCACGCGCCAAAAGCGATCAAGTAAGGAAGGAGCGCTTCGACTACTGGGATCAGTGCTGCGCCGATTGACTCTTTGGTCTCTGCCAACGCAATTCCGAGACGCTTCATTCCGCCTTCGGCAGTTGCGGCAGCTGCGGCAGAAGCACCGCCAAAGGATCCGCCGAGCACATTCATTACATCTTCCAAAGATGCACCGTCTTTGATCATGGCTTTAATTTCTGGACTTAGTGCTGCAAGTCCTTTCATGTTTCCGCCGTAAGCCTTGGCAAGCGCGTCCGAGACGGTCGCAAGGTCTTTGCCTGATCCTGCGGAGATGTCTTGTGCAAGTGCTAAGGCTTTGTTGGCTTCCTCGATGTCTTTAGTTCCGCGCACAAGTGACGCCAGAGCCGGACGAAGCTCACTGTCTGCCACGCCTGACGCCAAACTCATCTTAGAAATCATGTCCTCGGACGCTTTGACTTGTGCGTCAGTTGCTCCAGTGACATTCTGCAAGGCAAGCGCGAGCTGTACCTGCTCGGCTTGATCTTCCATTGCCGCCTTGGTAGCCCCTACAAGAGCAACTCCTAATCCTGCAACTGCGGCTGCGGCTGGAAGCGCGGCTTTCTTGATAGCAAATTGTGCCTTTTTGGACGCGCCTTCAAGGGACTGAAATTCCTTAATTGCGCGCTGGGTTCCCTTCGCGTCAAATTCTGAAATTATTGGGATGTTTACTGATGCCATTACTCGACTACATTCCGATCAACTTTGTCCATGACAGTCTCAACTATTCGCCGCATCTCTGACTCGACGGTGCCTTGATTCTTCTCCATTGCTTTCCACATTACTCTTGATCGCATGCCGTAGCGCGCCGAGAGTGCACTGCCAAGTCTGCCATTTGCAGCCATGTCAAAGAGTGTCCCAGTAGAGCCCGAATAGATGATGTTGAAGACGCCGACATTGCGGATCTGTCCACGAAACTCCGAGACCTTTTTAGTGTTGATTTTGGCAGAGATCTTTTGCTTGCGTCCAGCGTCCCAAGGAAGCATCTTGAAGCCTGACGGCGTAGTCCATTTGCGACCCATACCAGACAGTGGCACCGTGTTAGGGATTAGGGCGAGCGCGTCATTTATGACAGGTTTTGCGACATTGCGGAAGTCTTTTGCGATTTGGTTACGAAGCCCGGGTTCTACAGAGTTGAGCTTCTTGATTGCGTCTTTAAGACCGTAGACCTCGATCTTGGTGTTAAGTCCGTCAGCCATGTCACCTCTTTTTGTTTTGTTTTTCTAGCACTGCGACAATGGTAGTGAGATCTCGCGTGTCGAAGGTGTCAGCGTAGAAAGTGGGAGCCCACCCTGTCGCGACTACAAGTTCGGCGAGTTGTCGCCTGTAGCCGC